ACTTTGGTTTACTGGGCATCGTCATTCAGTAAAAATTGAAGACTTTGGAATGTTCACCAGATTTCAAGCCCCGAGTTTAGATTCCGATGGGCTAACAACTTCTGGGGGTTCGAAATGGTATACCGACCAAACAGGAGTTTTTTCAAGTCCGGGTACTATGACTTTGTTAGTTGGTCAACACGATAAGAAGTTTTGGAGTGATTTAGCCGTCTTATGAGTCCAGAAGATATTGCAGACTTTGCTAAGAAACTTGTTTTTGATGATAGGAACGCTGATTATGGGCATCCCTTGGATAATTTGGATAGAGCATCGAAGATATGGTCAGTAATCCTTAAAACTCCTGTCACAGCCGAGCAGGTGGCTTTGTGCATGGTTGGGATGAAGATGGCTCGTGAGGTTGGTAATCCTAAGTTGGATAACACAGTTGATGGGATTGGTTATTGGTTGACTTTGGCTGAGATTCGTCAGGAAAGAGTTCGCAGAAACTTGCATACTAAACCCTAGTTTGGTATACTTGTTATATCGGGAAAAGGGAGAGTCCAGATGGCACAAGTCGCTTGCAAAAGATGTGGTCAAGAAGGTTTATATTGGAAACAATCTGTAAAAGGCAAATGGTATTTGTGTGAGCCAGATTATGTTTCAACAAAAAGTGCTTACAAACAAAAATTGATTCCATTTGGTCACAAATGTAAACAACAAGAAGTTGTTGAAGAAAGAAACGAAAGTTACTACTTTGACCATGCAGATGGAAGTTTCATCTAAATACCCTACGCATAAAAATTAAATTAGGGTTAATTTCACGATATTATCTAATTGCGTGTCCAAGTGACCCCTTACCAACCTGAAGCGTGACCCAGTGTCCAAGATGGTGGTGCAGGGTCGCATCATGTCTTCAGGAAGGTTCGAAAAGCAATGCCTACATTCCGTCATGGAAAAAGAACAGCAGTTTTTTTGAATGCAACAGATATGTCACCATATCTAAATGATGCCACCGTTACACGCGAAATAGAAGCAAACGATACAACAACTTTTGGTAGCACAAGTCGTTCCTATATTGTCGGAATGGATGATGGTGGACTTTCCTTATCAGGAATGTTCGATGGTTCAGCAAACGCATCTGATGCAGTTTTGTCTGGAGCAATCCTTCAAGAAGATAATATTTTAACTATTTTGCCAGAAGGCACAGCCCAAGCATCAAGAGCGATTTTGTCTCAAGGTGACATGACAGCCTATGAAGTATCAATGCCAGTCGCAGATGTCGTAGCAATAAGTTCGGCATTTCAAGCAGACGGTGGAGTTCGACAAGGTTTCAACCTTGACACAACAACCAGAACAGCAAGTGGTACAGCAAACTCAGTTGATTTTGGAAGCACATTATCTAATGGAGCAATTTTTCATTTACATGTGACTTCAAATACCAACGGAAGCGCAACAACATTCAAAGTTCAGGATTCATCAAACAACTCATCTTTCAGTGATGTTGCGACCTTTACAACAGTCAATGGAAGTGCAACAACAAGCCAAAGAACAGTTGTCACAACATCAGTTAATCGTTACCTTAGAACGGTAGCAACAACTGCTGGAACAGCAGCATATTCTTACAACATATCAGCAGCAAGGAGATAATATAAATGCCAACATTTAGTCATGGTAAAAATGCCAGTTTCAAACTTGATAACGCAGCAGGTTCATTAACTGACATTTCAAATACCGTTAACGATGTATCAGTATCAAGAGCAATCGAAACAGGTGAAACCACAAGTTTCGGTAACTCAAGCAAGACCTACATCGTAGGTTTAGCAGACGCAACAATTTCAGTAACAGGTTCATTCGATGCAACAGTTGATAACCAACTAACCACATTGATTGATGCCCAAATCGGAGGAACAAACACAAGCGCATCTTTCGAAGCAGGACCACAAGGAACTGCTGCATCTAGTGTTAAATACACAGGTGAATGCCTTGTAACCTCTTACGAAGTAAACCCATCAGTAGGCGATGTAGTTACCTACTCTTTGGAATTACAAGTAACAGGCGCAGTAACAAGAACCACTTTCTAAAAAAACTAAATAAAGGAAAACAACCGTGGGTCAAAGTACCCCCAAACAAAATAGGAGAAACATCGTGTCCATTCGTGACCAGATTATGAAAGCGAAAGACATCAGTGGCGAACTGATGGAAATAAAAGAATGGGGCGTTAAGGTAGAAATCAGAACGATGACTGCCAGACAACGCGCCAGAGTGATGGAAAATGCGATTGACCCTGTAACAGGGAAGTCATCCATTTCTGTTATATATCCAGAAATAGCCATAGCATGTGTGTTCGACCCTGAATCGGGCGAACCAGTTTTCACTATCGAAGACAAGGATGCTCTCTTAGAAAAATCAGGTGCAGTTTTAGAAAAAATTGCATCTAAAGCAATGACTCTTTCAGGTTTAACTGAAGAAGCCAGTGCGAGTTTGGGAAAAGGTTCTTAACTCAACCAGAGCGAAGATTCGTATTTGAATTAGCGCAAAGATTAGGTCGCACGGTAGAAGAACTTCTTAACGGAAGTGAATCCTACCGTGCGCTTTCTAGCGAAGAACTTCAAGAATGGATTGAGTTAGAGAAACTTAGAGTTTACGAAGAAAAACAGGCATCTAGGAGCAGATAAACTTGGCAGAGCAAATAATTACATCAGCCAATATTGAGGTTGGTGTTATTGACCGAGCATCTGCTCAGATGCAAACTATTAGTAATAGTTTTAACACTTTTAATAAATCTTTATCAGTTGTAGATAAAAGCCTTGCTGTAACAGGCGCACTCATTGGAACTGTTGGTTTCATGATTACAAAATTTGGTCGTTCAGCGTTTCAAGAAGCAGCCAGAGTTGAAGAATTAGATATTGCCATGAGAGCAATTGGTGCTTCAACTAAAATTGGTTACAAACAAATTAAAGAAGCATCTAAAGCCATTCGTGATAATGGTATTGAGATGGCTGCCTCTCAACAGATTGCTATTGAGTTCGCTCAAAATAATCTTGAATTAGCAAGGGCAGCAGATGTTGCTCGTGTTGCTCAAGACTTAGCAGTTATTGGTCAAAAGAACTCCACCGAGACCACAATGCTTTTGGTGCGTGCCATTATTACTGGTCGTACAGAACTTTTGAAATCTTCAGGCATTCAAAAATCTGCTGGTCAAATGTATGAAGAGTACGCACAAAAAGTTGGTAAATCCACTCAAGCATTGAGTGCTCAAGAAAAACAAACAGCCGTTATCAATGGTGTTATGAAAGAAGGTGAACGAGTTGCTGGAACATATTTAGCAGCAATGGAAGCACCGGGTAAAGTTTTGCGTTCCTTCCCTCGTCTATTCAATGATATGAAAGTTGAAATGGGAAGTGCTTTATTAGAAGGCTTTGGACCATTGATTAAAGCAAGTTACGACATGACAAGTGCTTTCTCAAAAGCAATTAGAGGTAATGACGCTTTTCAAAAAGGTATTCGGGGTCTTGGTTTTGTGGTAAATGACTTAATGTCTCCTCTTACAAATAGCGTTACAAAAATTAAAGATTTTATAAAAAATATAGACATTTCCGAAGACTCTGTAAAAAATGTTATAGCAAAGTTTTATCAGTTCTTACCAGTTATCTCTGCCGTAGGAGTTGCTTTATCTACTTTTGCTGGTAAATCTATTTTAGCAACCATTCCGGGCTTATCAGCATTCGCTGGAGCGTTAAACCCTATCATGGCTGGTTTTATAGCACTAATTGCTACAAGTCCTGAGTTGAGAACCGAAGTTGTTAAATTACTTGCAGCGTTTAAGCCTTTGATTCCTATTGTTTTACAATTGGGTCAAACTATTGCTAATTTCTTAATCAAAGTCCTACAAATCGTTATTCCTTTAGTTAGAGGTTTTGCTGAAGGGTTACAAAAATTTATTCCAAGTGCTTTGAATTTTATTAGTTCTAATGAAATTATTGCTAGAACAGTTGTTCTTGTTGGTAAAGGTTTATTGCTTTTGATGGCAACTATGAAAATTTATGCCACAGCAGGAGCAATGGTCGCTTTTGTTAACAAAGTTATTTTAGGTGGGTCTTTTGCTAAATTGATAGGTTGGTTTACTGCCACAAGAATCGCATCTTTTGCTACTGCTCTTGGTCTTAAAGGTTTGGCTGCTTCTGCTGGGTTGGCTGCCACAGGTGTTAATACTTTAAGTTTTTCTCTTAAACTTTTTAGATTTGCTTTGGTCAGCACAGGTATTGGTGCTTTGATTGTTGGTTTGGGTTTTGCTGCTGAAGCGTTAATGAGATTTTTTGATAAGAGTGGTCAAGCAACTTCGGGTACAGAAAATTTGACAGCAGAAACATCAAAACTTGACAAGATGATGGCTGATTTAGAGAAAGCAATGAATGCCACAACTGAATCATTTGATGATGGTTTTAATGGTGGACAGACCTTAGCCGAAGGTTTAACCGATGTTGGGGATGCTGCTAATGAGGCTAAGAAGAAGGCTGATGAGTTAGCCAACCGAATCAAAGAATTAAATAAGAATGCTCAGCAAGCAGTTCAAACTTTCAAGGATTTTGTTTTTGAGCAAACAGATACCAGAAATGTTACACAAAAAGTAAGTGATGCTTTTATTAAAATGGATATGGCTATGATGAATGCCAATATGTCTGCTGATGAATTGTTGAGTTCGTTTCAAGATTTCACAGCAAAACTTCGTGAGGATTTTTCTGAAGCGTTATCTGAGGCTCGTTCACAACTTGATAGTGCTCGTCAAAAGTTTACTGAGTTCAGAAATGTTATTGCTGGTTCTATCAAAGGTATTATTCGTTTTGAGAAAGCAGTTGAAGAAGGAGATTTCCTTGCTGGTTTAATTAAACAAGCAGATGAAGCCACAAAATTTAGTGACCAAGTTAAAAAACTTATTGAAATGGGCTTATCTGAATCTGCTATAACACGAGTTGTTGATGCAGGTTACGAGGCTGGCACAATTATTGCTGACCAAATCATTGCTGGTGGTCAAACTGTTGTTAATCAGGTTAATAAACTTGTTGCAGATGTTGAATTAGTTGCTGATGCTGTTGGTTATTTTGGTGCTCAAAGATTTTATCAAGCAGGTATTGACCAAGCAAACGCCTTAGTTAACGGCATACTCGAACAAATGAAAACTCGTGAGGCAGAACTTGAGGGAATGATTGCACGATTAGCAAATCTACTTGGAGAGAAAGCCAGAGCAGAACAACTTCTTGCCAACACAACAACTGGTGGAGGTGGAGGTGGTGGGGGTGATGTTGGTGGTGCTGGTAATCCACCTGTTATTTCTAATGGTCTTATTAAGGGTACTTCGTTAACTCAAAAAGAAGTTGATTCAATCATAAAAGCAAGTAAAGCAGATACTGACCGTTACAACGCTTTGGCAAAATTTTACAAAACTGCTGGAGTTATGGGAAGTTCCTACATTCCATCTTCAAGTAGCACAGCGAAAGCAGCACAAAAAATTGCTATAACCAATGTGCGTGCTCCTCTTACTGGTGGAGGAAGAGCCGTTCCCTTGGCTGAGGGGGGCGTTGTTACCCGACCTACGCTTGCTTTAATCGGAGAAAAAGGC